TTCTGGACCAACAGTAGGTGATACTTTATATGAAACACCGGGAATTCCACTAACAGATGAAGCACCGGATGGTTATTACTCTAATGGAACGGCTTGGTTCTTAATATCAGGTGGCTCAGGTTTAATTACCAGTCAAAATATTACAGGATGTCCATAAAATAAAATAAATTTTAACCTAAAAACATAAAATCAATACTATTGTAGTATTTATATTTAAACAGAAATAACATGGCATGTAGTAAATATACTTTAACAAACACTGGTTCTACTTTAGTGAACTTTAACTATAGAAGATGTGATGACTCTCTATGGGAATATCAGGTTGAATTGAATCCAAATCAAACAAAAAATATTTGGTTGATTGATAATACATATTCAATTGCTCCATCATTTAGTAATTCCGTAGTTTTAGTTAATTTAGGAGTGTTTCCTTTAGTTAGTGCAAGTCAAACACAAACACCAACTCCAACACCAACACCAACTCAAACACCAACTCAAACTCAGACTCCAACTAATACTGCAACTCCAACTAATACTGCAACTAATACTGCGACTCCAACAAACACTTTAACACCAACTAATACTCCGACTCAAACACAAACAGGTACACCAACTCAAACTCCTACTAATACGAAAACTAGTACACCAACCCCAACTAACACAAGTACGCCAACATCAACATTTGCTTATTATACCTATAGTTTAGGTTTTGGTGCTGATGATAGTGAAGCATGTAATAATTTTGAATTAAACCCTCAAACAGTTTATGGTCAAGTAGTTGATGGACCGGGTCCAAGTGTGGGTGAATTTTTATATCAAACATTTGGTAACCCATTAACTAATCCGGTTACTGATGGTTATTATTCTAATGGAGTTGCTTGGTTCATTGTTTCAGGTGGATTAGGTGAGATTACAACATATGACCCTAATGGGTGTGTTGGTTTAATCACACCAACACAAACTCCTACTCAAACATCGACTCCTACTCAAACACCGACTAATACACCAACTAATACGGAAACTCCAACTAATACACCAACAAATACGCCAACTAACACGGGAACTCCAACTAATACACCAACTCAAACACAAACAGGAACACCAACTCAAACTCCAACACCAACAGGTAATAGATTTGCATTTATTGTTTATTCGGGTTCGTCAATTGAATTTGCGTGTGGACAATATAATCCTTCAATAACAATTTATGGTGAAGAATCAGTATTTAATGAAAATACTATTTTCTATGATACAATTGTTGGACCAAGTGTAGGAAGCTTAACAGGATATTTTAATTATTCTCAAATAATTGTTGAATTAAATAATGGTGGTGAAACGGGAGCATTTACAGCATGTCAAACCTTAACGCCTACTCCAACTGCAACTCAAACTCAGACACCAACTCAAACTCAGACTCAAACTCAGACTCAAACAGGAACACCAACACCAACTCAAACACCAACTCAAACTCAGACTCCAACTCAAACAGGAACACCAACTCAAACACCAACTCAGACAGGAACTCCAACTCAAACTCCAACACCAACAGGTAATAGATTTGCATTTACTGTTTATTCAGGAACAACATCTGACGAGGCGTGTGGACAATATTATTCAACAATAGTGATTTATGGTGAGGAATCTGCCTTTGCGGATAATCCGGTTTTCTATGATACAATTGTTGGACCAAGTGTCGGAAACTTAACGGGTTATTTTAATAACTCTCAAATTGTTGTTCAATTAATTAATGGAACTCAAACAGGGGTGAGTTCAGTATGTCAAACATTAACCCCTACACCAACTACTACTTCAACCCCAACTAATACTCCAACTCAAACATCGTCACCAACACCAACTTTCGCATACTATACATATAGTTTAGGATATGATGCAACACTTGCTTCAACAGCTTGTTCTAACTTCCCAGGTTCAACAATAACTGTTTACGGAACGGTGGCTCAAGGTTCTGGACCAACAGTAGGTGATACTTTATATGAAACACCGGGAATTCCACTAACAGATGAAGCACCGGATGGTTATTACTCTAATGGAACGGCTTGGTTCTTAGTATCAGGTGGTTCAGGTTTAATTACCGACCAAAATCTTACAGGATGTCCATAAAATAAAATAAAATATATTTTAAAAACCCTCTACTTTTGTGGAGGGTTTTTTATTTTTAAAAAAAAAGTAAACGTTATGAAAATATTTGTTCAAATCGCGTCGTATCGAGACCCTCAATTAGAACCAACAATCAAAGATATGTTGGCAAATGCCAAAAGACCTAAAAACATTACATTTGGAATTGCAAGGCAATTTAGTGAAGATGATGGTTTTGATAAGTTAGAAGATTATAGAAAAGATAAAAGATTTAAAATTTTAGATATTCCATATGAAGATTCTAAAGGTGTTTGTTGGGCAAGAAATCTAACTCAACAACTTTATGGTGGTGAAACATACACACTTCAAATTGATTCTCACATGAGATTTGTTAAAGATTGGGACGATATTTTAATTAAAATGATTAAAGGTCTTCAAAAAGACGGACATGAGAAACCTTTATTAACCGGATATGTTCCTTCTTTTGACCCTGAAAATGACCCTGCTGGCCGAGTAAATGAGGCATGGAGAATGGTGTTTGATAGATTTATTCCTGAAGGGGCTGTGTTCTTTTTACCTGAAACAATTCCGGGATGGAGAGAAATGAAAAAACCGGTAACCGCAAGATTCTATTCTGCTCACTTCTGTTTCACATTAGGTGCTTTCTCAATTGAGGTTCAACACAATCCTGAATATTATTTCCATGGAGAAGAAATTTCAATTGCAGCAAGAGCATATACGTGGGGTTATGATTTATTTCACCCACAAATTCCTGTTGTGTATCATGAGTATACTCGTAAAGGTAGAACTAAGCAATGGGATGACGATAAAACTTGGGGTGAGAAAAACAGACATTCACATCATACAAATAGAAAACTATTTGGAATGGATGGTGAAAAACAAGAAGGTCATGACGGATTATACGGATTTGGTACGGTTAGAACATTAACTGACTATGAAAAATATTCAGGTCTTTTATTTGAAAAAAGAGCGATTGACAAATACACCTTAGATAAAAACTACCCTCCAAACCCATATAACTTTAAAACAGAACAAGAATGGAAAGATAGTTTTTGTATGATGTTCAAACATTGTATTGATATTGGGTATGACCAAGTACCCGAAAAAGATTATGAATTTTGGGTTGTTGCATTCCATAATGATAAAGATGAGACTTTGTTTAGAAAAGATGCTGATAAAAACGAAATTGCTAGTTTTATGAGAGACCCTGACAAATATTGTAAAGTATGGAGAGAATTCCAAACAGATGAATTACCATCACATTGGGTTGTATGGCCATTCTCAACTTCTAAAGGATGGTGTGATAGAATAACTGGTAGATTACATCATAATATAGTTAGTTAAATTTTTAGATAGTATGAGTTACGCAATTGCAACATTTTGTTATGGTGAGAGGTACTATGACCAAACAAATAGAATGATAGAATCATTTAAAAAATTTGAAGATAAACCAAAAATTTTTATTGTTACTGATAAACCAGAATCAATAACCAAAGAAGATTTTGTGTTTGTGTCAGATATTAAAGAATATGATGAAAAATATTCAACATACAAAACAAATTATTATGATTTTGATTTTTCAGTTAAAAGATTTTCGGTTAAATTTGCTTTAGATAATGGTTTTACTAAGATAATTTTAACAGATACAGATGTTATCCCAAATGAAAATTTATTTAATCAAAAAAACATATTAGATTGTTTTATCCCAAATAGTATTTCAGGTCAAGTAACATATCTTTTTGAGAATGAGATTGAACGTAATAGTATGTTAGGTAGAAGATTTGTTCATTATGAATCAATATTCGATGTTAATTATAACAAAAAAGATATGTGGATGCCGGAAGATTGTATACAATTTTTGGATATTGAAAAAGATAAATTTTACTCTTTTTTAAAAACATGGGATAAATGTATTGAGATTAAAAATTCAGATAATTTACATAATATTCCTGCGGGAAATATTGATGAAATGTGTTTTTCCGCATTTCATAATGGAATTGAATTACATAATAACTCAAATAAACATATTAACTTATTAATCCCCAATCACGATAAATGGTATTAAAAATTGTAACATCAGTATATGAATTAAATTACGAGGATTCTCGTGGAGGCATGGTGTATAAATCATATCCATTATTAACACAAACATTACGAAACATCATTTTTGAAGGTTTTGAATATGTTATTTATACAAATAAATACACTTATGATAAGTATCGTTTGGGTGAAGAATTTAATAAACCTAACATAACTATAAAATTTAGAGAATTAGATTCTGACTATTATCTTAATAATATAAACCCAATTAGACTTTCAAATTATTCAGATGGTGAAATTTATGAAAGAGTATATTGTGTTAAAAATTATATTGAAGTTATTTTTAATAAACTACAATTTTTACTTGACGAATGTGAAGATGATAAAAATATTGTATGGATTGATTCAGGTTTATTCGGAACTAGTTGTCATGATAGATGGAGAGACTACATCAATGTTTTTGCCCATTCAGAATTATTTTTAAATAAAATAAATGAAAAAATATCGGATAATGGTTTTATCTGTTTAAGAGGTGAGTCAATTCAAGTTAATTATGAGCTTAAAGATGTTTTGGTTGGTATGTTTAATACTGATTTTAAATTAGTTCCCGGAGGGTTATTTGGTGGAGACGGTGAGTCAATTAAAAAAGTTTTGTCAAATTATTTATCAATTTTTGAAAAGTATTATACCGAAACAAATAAATTAATTAGTGAACAAGAAGTGTTATCAATTTTAACTCATACCAATGATGTTAAATTTTTTAATTTTGGTGATTGGTTAGATTTACAAAAAGGTGTATTAGACCTTATGGATTTGTTAGATACGGATAAATATAAAATAGATGAAAAATATGATGTCTAACTATTCTTTTAATATTGTTTGTACAACAATAGGACGAGAATCGTTATCAAGGTTAATCGATAGTTTTAAAAATCAATTAACCCCAAACGATTATTTTACCATAATTTCAGATACTAATCATGAAATTGTTGAAAACATATTATCTAATCACACTTTTAATTTTAATTTAAATCATATTAAAAATGAAGGTGAAAAGTTAGGCAAGTTTGGACATCCTTTATTAAACAAACATATTAATTCCCTTGACGGGGATTTTATTATGTTTGCAGACGATGACGATTATTATGTGGATGATGCGTTTGAAACTATTAGACAATTTGTAACAGAAGAAAAATTATACATTTTTAAACATAAATGGGGAGAAACAATTAATTGGACCATAAAAAAAGTTATACTTGGTAATGTTGGTAAATGTATGGGAGTAATACCTAATACAAAAAAATTACCAAAATTTACTGAAGATGTTTTTGGGGATGGTTTATTTTATGAGGAACTATCTAAAATGATGGATTATGAATTTGTAGATAAAATAATTTATAAAATAAGAGATACTATATGAGTAATATAACATTAGTAACAGGAATATGGGATATTGGTAGAGGAGAATTAACCGAAGGGTGGTCAAGGTCATACCAACATTATTTAGATAAATTTGAACAACTTTTAGATGTTCAGGAGAATATGATAATTTTTGGAGATGAAAGTCTTAGAGAATTTGTTTTTAGAAAAAGAAATGAATCAAATACTCAGTTTATTGAAAGGCCGTTAGATTGGTTTACAAATTCTGAATTTTATCCATTAATTCAAAACATTCGAACTAATCCAAATTGGTACAGTCAAGTTGGGTGGTTAGAACAATCAACACAAGCAAGATTAGAAAATTATAATCCTCTTGTTATGTCAAAAGTATTTTTATTACATGATGCTAAAATATTTGATAAGTTTGACTCAGAATATCTGTTTTGGATTGACGGAGGTTTAACTAACACGGTCCATCCTGGATATTTTACTCATGATAAAGTACTTGATAAATTATCAAAATATATTTCAAAGTTTTCATTTATTAGTTTTCCATATGGAGCTGAGAATGAAATACACGGATTTGAGTATAATAAATTAAATTCAATTGCCGGTTCTAAAGTAACTAAAGTATCTCGTGGTGGGTTTTTTGGAGGTCCTAAACATACTATTACTGATATTAATGGGATTTATTATGGATTGTTAAAATCAACCCTTGATGAAGGTTATATGGGAACTGAAGAATCAATTTTTAGTATAATGGCTTATAAACATTCTGATTTAATTAATTACTTTGAAATTGAATACAGTGGATTGGTTGGAAAGTTTTTTGAAGATTTAAAAAATGATAAGTTAATACCAAAAAATGAATCTAAAGTTAGTGTTGAAAATAATTTAGACACAAATAAAGTGGGGTTATATGTTTTAACATTTAATAGTCCAAATCAATTTAAAACTTTAATTAAATCATTTGAAACTTATGACAATGATTATTTATTAAAGACAAAGAAATATTTGTTGGATAATTCAACTGACTTATCAACGACTGACGAATACTTAAGATTATGTCAAGAACACGGATTTGAACACATAAAAAAAGAAAATCTTGGAATTTGTGGTGGTAGACAATGGATTGCCGAACATTTTGAAACGACAGATTTAGATTATTATTTATTTTTTGAAGACGATATGTTTTTCTTCCCTAATGAAGGTTCTGTTTGTCGAAATGGGTTTAATAGATATGTCCCAAATTTGTATACCAAATCATTAGAGATAATTAAAAAAGAAAATTTTGATTTTTTAAAACTTAATTATTCTGAATTTTATGGTGATAATGGAACCCAATGGTCTTGGTATAATGTACCTCAATCAGTTAGGGAAGAGTTTTGGCCTGAAAAATCAACATTACCTCATCTTGGGTTAGACCCTAACGCTCCAAAAACTAAATTTTCATCAATTTTATCTCACAAAGGTTTACCATACGGTTCCGGTGAAGTTTATTATTGTAACTGGCCTCAAATTGTTAGTAGACCGGGAAATAAAAAAATGTTTTTGGATACAACATGGGCACATCCATTTGAACAAACATGGATGAGTCATATGTATCAATTAACTAAAAAGGGAGAATTGTCATCGGGTTTATTACTTTTATCCCCAACTGAACACGATAGATTCGAACATTACGAAGGAGAGTTACGTAAAGAGTCATAACGATATATTTATTGTTATGGAATTTTATATCAAACAAAACGCAACATTACCTGTATTAAAAATGCAAGTTGTTAAGGACGGTAGAGCCGGATACCAACAACTTATGCAAGATTTAGAGGTATCTACAATATTTTTTACAATGATTGACGTGGAGACGGGTATTCCTAAAATAGTATCCGCTCCCGCCGAAATTGTAAATTTAATTTTACCCGACGGAGCATCTCCTGAATACTACATTTACTTTAAATTTACATCAAGAGATACTAACACTCCGGGTAGATATGAGGGTCAATTCTTAATTAAGAATGACGAAGGTAATTTAATTCTTCCAATTAGAGAAGAACTTTATATTAATGTCCAACCAAGTTTTATTTCAGAAACTGCTTGTTGTTAATTTGATTCTTGATTTAATTTAATTATATTTATTTACGATGAGTAAGGTAAACTTCACAACTAAGTGATTGCCAATAAACCACTCCTAAATAAAACATATGATTAACAGTGAAGAAATTGAGGCATTCCTACATGGGAATGACCCGGAAGAATTTATAGTTGCCATCGAGTATGATTACCGAGACAACTGTATCTACAAAATTAAGGAAATTCCCGGGAAAGGGAAAGAAATCCGTAAAGACACCTTTACCCCGTTCGCTTGGGTAGGTGATTTAAAAAATCTAAAATTTTATAACGACTCGAAAGCTGCTCAGAAAGAGGCAATGACCAAGTATGGAATTCTAATTGAAAAATTGGAAACTCATGGGAACGAACGTCTTGAAAAAGGTTTGACCTTTATGGTTAAGTCTATGAAAGGGTACCGAGAACTTATCCAATTCTTTAGGGATGGTGGATGTGACCCATGGGGTGACAAGGCTAAGGATAAGATAACACTTCTATCTCCGGTAGAACAATACCTTGTATCCAAAGAAAAGAGATTATTTAAAGGGTTTGAAAACTATAACGAGGTTACTCGAATGGTATATGACTTGGAGACGACCTCACTTGAACCAAAGGATGGTCGTATCTTCATGATTGGAATCAAAACCAATAAAGGATTCCATAGAGTTATTGAATGTACTGATGAAAACGAAGAGAAAGGAGCAATCATTGAATTCTTCAAAGTAATCAACGACCTTAAACCATCTATCATTGGTGGATATAACTCAGCAAACTTTGACTGGCATTGGATATTTGAGAGAAGTAAAATCTTGGGTATTGATTTGAAAAAAGTTTGTAAGTCATTAAACCCTAACCATTCATATACTCGTAAAGATGGTATGTTAAAATTGGCAAATGAAGTTGAGACTTATACTCAAACTTCTATTTGGGGATATAACGTAATTGACATTATTCATGCGGTTCGTAGGGCTCAAGCTATCAACTCAAGTATTAAAGCTGCCGGTTTAAAATACATTACCAAGTATATTAACGCGGAATCTCCAAGTCGTGTTTATATTGACCACTTGGATATCGGTCCTTTTTACGCAAACAAAGAAGATTTTTGGTTAAACAAAACTAACGGTAACTACAAGAAAGTTGGTGTTGATTCTAAAATTGATGAAATTTGTGGAAGAAGAACTGACACTTATGAAAAAACCACAGGAGATAAGTTAGTTGAGAGGTATCTTGACGATGACTTAGATGAAACCCTTAAGGTTGACCAAGAGTTTAACCAAGGTTCATTCTTGTTGGCGGCAATGATTCCAACAACATATGAAAGGGTTTCAACTATGGGTACCGCAACATTATGGAAAATGTTAATGTTAGCTTGGTCTTATAAACATGGAATTGCAATACCAGCAAAAGAATCTAAGACTGACTTCGTAGGAGGTCTTTCAAGACTATTAAAAGTTGGTTATAGTAAGAATGTCCTAAAACTCGATTTTAGTTCCCTATACCCCTCAATTCAGTTGGTACACGATGTATTCCCTGATTGTGATGTAACAGGAGCAATGAAAGGTATGTTAACTTATTTCCGTAATACTCGTATTAAATACAAACAATTAGCTGAGGAGTTTTACGAAACAGACAGGGCAAAATCAGAATCATATGGTAATAAACAATTACCAATTAAGATTTTCATTAACTCGATGTTCGGAGCATTATCAGCACCACAAGTATATGCTTGGGGGGATATGTATATGGGGGAACAGATTACTTGTACGGGAAGACAATATCTTCGTCAAATGATTAAGTTTTTTATGTCAAAAGGATACACCCCGTTAGTAATGGATACGGATGGTGTTAACTTCTCCACACCGGATGAAGCAAATGATAGAGTTTATGTTGGTCGTGGGTTGAATTGGAAGGTTAAAGAGGGTAAAGAATATTATGGACCTGAGGCAGATGTTGCGGAGTATAATGATGTTTTTATGAGAGGTGAGATGGCACTTGACACTGATGGTGTTTGGCCCTCAACTATTAACTTAGCTCGTAAGAATTATGCGGTTATGGATTCTAAAGGTAAAATAAAACTCACCGGTAATTCAATTAAATCTAAAAAATTACCACTGTACATTGAGGAGTTTTTAGATAAAGGGATTAAGTTATTGTTAGAAGGGAAAGGACAGGCGTTTGTTGAATATTATTATGAATACTTACAAAAAATTTATGATAAAGAAATTTCTTTAAGTAAGGTAGCTCAAAGAGCTAGAGTTAAATTATCATTAGATGATTATAAGAAACGATTATCCACTAAAACAAAAGCAGGTAATAGTATGTCAAGAATGGCCCATATGGAATTAGCATTACAGGAAAACTTAAAAGTTAACTTGGGGGATGTTATTATGTATGTGAATAATGGACTTAGGGCATCTCATGGTGATGTACAGAAAAAAGGTGATGGATTACAATTAAATTGTTATATGTTAGATAAGAATATCTTAGATGATAACCCGGACTTAAAAGGTGATTATAATGTTGCAAGAGCAGTAACCACATTTAATAAGAAATTACAACCCTTAATGGTGGTTTTCCAAGATGAAGTTAGAAACAACTTATTAGTTAATGACCCCGAAAAGAGAGGTATCTTTACAAAATCACAATGTGAGTTGATAAACGGACATCCATTGGATGAAGGGTCTCAAGACAGATTACAAGAAGATGTTCTTGATGTTACAGAACAAGAATTAAAATATTGGGAAAAACGAGGTTTATCACCTGATTATATGTACGACTTAGCCGAAGAGGGTTGGGAAGAAAAATTAGGGGTAATTGCATAAAAAAAGTGGTCTTAGGACCACTTTTGTTTTTTATGATTGTTTTAAACCATCGGATGACAGAATATACCAATTACCACCAACAAATCTAAATTCGATACATGCATATTGGTCAGCAACTAATTCATCATAATCTTCATCTATTTTTCCGACATCAGGTTTAATTGTGACTTTAGTCATTGATTTAATAACAACATGGTCAGTTGTTATTGAGTTTAAAGTGATTACTGATTGAGATACTCCTCTAACAATAATACAACTTTCCCCATTGGTTTTATAATCCAATTCTGATACTACAGAAATTTCTGAAGAATCAATTATTAATCCGTTTATTATTTTTCTTGACGGTATTGATTTAATTATTGCCATGTTATATTACGTATATTTGTCGAGGCATTGCCCTAAATTTCATTTGTTTGTTTAAGTTTTCCGCAATTAATGCCTCTCGTTCCATCACTTTTTCTGGTCTTAATCTTGTTAACCATCCTTCAGCACCTGTTAATTCTTCAATTAATTTAGTTTTTTCATCTTTTGATTCAGTTAATAAAGATGTATAGTCCATAGTTAATTCACTATCAGGTGTTTTAAGATTACCACTATATTTTCCTCTAACTCTTGCCAACGTTTCTTTGCAATACGCGGTGAACCATCTTCTAACCCATTGTTGACCCGGTATGTTTAAATCTTCCCAAGATAAATTATCCATTGGAACATCCGAAGGTAATTTAATAACATCAGGATTATTTTTTAAACAATCCGCTCTATTATCAGGTGATACATCATAATACCAATACCACACCGCTTTACCCACATAACCGTTAATATTATTCCAATTAAATCTTCCTCCCGGTGTATTGTATAAATGAATATTTTTCTTACCATCAGGTAATCCGGTAATTCTATAGGTAAGTGAACCTCCTAAAATTCTACTCAAAACATTTGCCTCTTGCATTCTCACTAAATAATCAAACCCTGACATCATAAAATAAGAACCTGCATTACCTAATTGGGCAAATCCTGCTTCATTAGCACCAAGACCCAAACCAGCACCAAATCCACCGGCAGAAGCCCCTAATCCAAATGCATTCCATGGTCTATCACTAAACCATAATAATTCATTAACCTCACGACCTGCAGGTATTTCGTATGTTTGAGTATTTGCACTTAAAACAAAATAATCTTTTTTCAAAACCCATGGGCCTTCTGTTTGAAGGCCTACAATTTTTGAGTACGAATAACTAAATTGTTGTTCAAAGTCCATTGTTCGAGTAATCAACGCCTTTGCAACTGATTTCTCATTCATGTTTAGGTTAACTAAATTAACCCATTGACTATCTATTAACCATTGAAGAACGTATTCCTCATAGTCTCCAATAGATAATTCCATTAACGAGTCCATCATTTCATCTTCAAGTTCAACACTTCTCAGTGGCGCACCTAATTGATGTTTGACTCTCGTATAAATTTTACTTCTTTCTGGTTCCGGTATAACTGCCATAACTATAAATATATTGTTAAGTGTTATTGTATGTCATACAATAACGAATCTAATGGGAATAAAAAATTACCATTAACAATTATTGGTTTTTCATTGAAAACTAAAACATTTTTTCCTTTTTGAAATATCATTAAATCTGTTTTATAAATTTTAACACTTGCGGTTCCTTCCAACAAAATACCATTATCGGTTATTTTTTTCTCTCTAAAAGGTTTTACTTGTGCTGTTTTAGTGACCCCATCTTTGGTTATTTCAATATCAACACCGCTAATTGCGTCTTTTTTACTTCCAAGTTCTCCAACAATTTCAACCTTAACCCCTTTACCAAAATATCTTCTCAATATTGATGCAGTTATTTCTTCACGTTTTGAACCTGCGGCATTCTTTTCAATTAAAACCCTTAATAGGTTTTGAAATGTTGAACTTTCTCGATTAAATATTTGAAATTTATAATGATTAATTGCCGAAATAAATCTTGAAGCCTCTTTCTTTTGTTCTTCTGTATTCTTATTTCTAAAATCAATTGGTGGTTTTTTTGTTAATTTTTTAATAACTTGATTTACATCATTTAATAAAATACAGAATGATGTGTAATTTGTATTTAATTTATTGATTACTGACCGACCCGGTCCTTCTAACTCATAAACACCTGACATTTGGTTATTACCGGGATTTTCAACAAAATTTTCAGAAAAAACTTCTCTCATAATTTTATTGATACCATTCATGTAAATCCATTTAACATCTTGATTAGTATTGAATAAAGTTCTATAAAATTCATTTTCAGATGATGAACACATTTCTGATTTTCCTTCACTTAGTATCTCTTTCATTTTATTTGTCTCAAGAAGTTTTGTTTCAACTTTCATGTCATATAATTTAGAAACAAAATCCCAATTCACAACTTTCCAAAAATTTGCAATATATTCATCTCGTTTGTTTCTATACTTAAGATAATATGCGTGTTCCCATAAATCTAATCCTAAGATTGGAAACCCACCACCTTCAATAACATTCATTAATGGGTTATCTTGATTAGGGGTCGACATTATTTTTAAAGTATTTCTTGAGGTAACTATTAACCATACCCATCCTGAACCAAAACGTTCTTTAGCTATTTTTTCAAATTCTTTTTTGAATGTTGGAAAACTACCATATTGTTTAATAATTTTGTTATAAAGTTCTCCTTTAAGTTTTGTTGGTTTTGGAGATAACATATTCCAAAACAATGCGTGGTTAAAAGCGCCACCGGCATTATTTCGAATTGTCTTATCAAATCTATCAATTGTTTTAATTATTTGAATTAACTCTAAATCCCCGTATTTTTTCTTTGAAAGAGCATCATTCAATTTATCCACGTATCCCTTGTAATGTTTGTTGTAGTGAAATTCCATCGTTTCGGGGTCGATGAATTGTTTCAAGGCTGAGTAAGAATAAGGAAGTTTTTCTATTCCAATTTTCTTCATTTCTGTTATTAACAATCTTTGTTCCTTTAATACGTGATTTCCAAGGATTACTGTTTCTAACTCTTTAATTTTTTGTTGTATTTTTTTCATATGTTTGGATTAACCATTACATATAAATAATCGAAAATTGGTTTAACGACGCATTTCATTAATTCTCTTTAAAATTTCTTCAGCGGCGTCGGCAGTATTTTGATTATCTCCCATAACGGTTGCGATAACTTGTTTTTTATTGTGGAGTATGTCGTAAATGATTCCTTCAATCGTATTCTCGAAAATTGGGTAATAAACTAATACATTATTTTTTTGACCGTATCTGTATGCTCGGTCTTCAGATTGTGCGTGGTCGGATGGTAAAAATGATAAGTCATTAAAGATTACCGCCTCTGCTGAAGTTAGTGTAATCCCAACACCGGCCGCTTTAATATTCCCTACAAACACTTTTACTTTATCATTCTCTTGGAATTGGTCAACACTAAATTGTCTTTCATGTTTTGACATAGACCCATCAAGTTTAACGGCCGCTTTTCCGAAATGTTCTGTAATTTTATTTAATGAATCAGTAAAATTACAAAAGATGATTACTTTCTTATCTTGTTCGATAATGTTTTCCGCAATCTCGATTGTTTGTGATATTTTTTCATCAGCAATAATTTGACGAACTTTGGTCAACTTGGTAAATTGAACTGTAAGTGATTTTGATTCTTCAGGGTTTTTCTCATACCAATTGTAATAATCACCCATTACTTCTTCGTACACTTTTGATTTCAATCTTAAGTAAACAGGTGTGATAATTTTGTCCGGTAAATCTAAAACATTTTCTTTTAATCTTCTCAAAGTAAGACCCGCAGTTCTGTCTCGTAATTCTTCAAGGTTTGACGCACCTTGAACGTTCCAAATTTTTCTTGGTCCAACTTTGAATTGAAAACCGGCACAGTAACGAATAACATATGCCATCCAATTCTTGGCAACAGGTGAATCAATTAAACTAAGTAAGTTAAAATAATCTATTGGACGGGATGTCATCGGTGTACCGGTTAACAACCATAATCTATCAACACTCTTTGTGATGTCGTTGATAAGTTTTGTTCGTTGTGCTTGAGCATTTTTAATATAGTGAGCCTCATCAATAATTACCAAATCAAATTTTGACATTAATATTAATGATTCATCTTTCTTTTTTGGGTCGTGAAAATTCTTCATGATATCGTAATTTACAATAACAAAATCATGTTCCGTACTAAATTGTTTTCCTTCTGAAATAAAAATTGACCGGTCAGAATAATTTTCAATTTCTCTTTTCCAGTTAATTTTAAGTGTTGCCGGGCAAATAATTAAAATTTTCTTGGCACCGGTTTCTAACCCTGCGATAATTGTTGAGGTTGTTTTACCAAGACCCATATCATCGGCAAGGATAAACTTTTTGTTCTCAACTAATTTTTGTATTGCCTCTTTTTGGTGGTCAAGTGGTGGTCGGTTAGAATATTTGGAATAATCAATTACAACATCTTTAACCGTATTGTCTTTAATTATTGCAGCTTTTGGTAACCAAAAATGGTGTAATTCTTCATTTTCAAAAACTTTACCCCAAATATGAAATGCCTTTTCCTTGTCAGACAATAGTTTTTCAACCCAAACTTTTTGTGGAATTTCAGTGTATAGTTTATCGTCGGCGAGTTTCTGTGCGAAGTAAGCGTCAAGAATAACCCATTTCTTTGCAACTTTGGGTTGTTTATCGTGGTTGTTAAGAATATATTCTGATTGACTTCTTGTCGGATAAAACTTTTTATTTAATTGAGATTTACGTTTTAACTCAATTAAATAATTATTACCCCCTTCATAAGTTTCCAATAGGGATAACGCTTTAGATTCTATGCTAGTATTAATTTCCATTACTCAAATAAAGACCCATTACCATAGTTTATTAATAATTCTTCATCTTTATTAATATTATTTATTGCGAAATATACAAATGTTTGGTCTTCTTCATTTGTATACCAATCAACATTTGGTGTTTTGGAATGGTTATAATAAGACCCATAACCTAAGACCAATGCGTGTGTAGTCCAATTATTAGAACGAGGGTAACAAAAGGTATAGTTTGAAAATACCGGTATTTTTTCTTTAGAACTTTGTGGAAAAGAAAGAAAGGGGCAAATATCAATAACCTCACCTTTTTTTATTTTATGTGAAGAAAAAACACCCAAGTTATGTAATGGACTATCTTTAAGATATATTTTAGTTGGCGGACTGATTTTCATAGTTGAATTAAATATAGTTGATATTGAAGTATTTATCAATATATGCAAAAATTAGTTCCAATTACAAGATTAGGTAAATTCTTCGGAGCCGAAGATTACGCTCTCGACATAGGTATGGGAGAAGAATGGTTATTGGGTGATATGAATTTCACCGTGATTCTTTATCGTATTGATAGATATAAGACTAAAACCGACGATGTTTATGGTGAGGTAACCGAAGATGGTATCCAATTCATGGCACCTGTTGAATTGCAAGGTTTGGTTCAAGTAATGGCACCAAGTTCTAAAAACTATGGAAACTCACGAGTTGAATTACAAGAACCTGGTAATATGAAATTCTCATTGTATCAGAAAACTCTTGATGAATTGGGTGTTGAGATATTCCAAGGGGATTATCTTGGATATTATGAAACAGAAGATAGAGTTAGATATTATGTGGTAAGTGATGACGGATATGTTAGGTCAGATAATAAACATACGTATGGTGGATATAAACCATTCTACAGAAGTATTGTTGCCACTTATGTAAGTGAAAATGAATTTAGAGGAATCTAATGGAATACGTAATAAAAGAGAGTAAATTATTTAACGCAATCTATCAGTATATTGATGGGTCTTATGATGTGGATAAAATTGATTTTTTCAATCCGGAAACATATGATGAAGACGGGGAGAAAGACACGGAAAACCCACATATTATCGAGTTTTATAATAAAGAATATGATGGCGATTATGATGAAAATGGGATGTTATTTGTTTATATCGTAAAAGAATATTATAAAGATGAACCTTCAAGAAAATCTTTTATAAATCAAACACCAATTTTAATTGTTAATGATTATGGAACGTTAGAATCAATGTTTGGGGAGTATTGGAAAGAACCTTTTAAAAAATGGTTTAAAAATAAATTTAAATTACCTGTTAAAACAATTGTGGCTGATTAATGGAATATGTAATAAAAGAGAGTAAATTATTTAACGCAATCTATCAGTATCTTGATAGTTATCTAAACCCAAACGAAATTGATTGGGTTTATGGGATTGGTTCTGACGAAGATGGTTATGAGGATATTGATAAGGATGATGAAAATTTTTTAATGTTCTTTAAAGGTGAATGGAATGGGGAAGATGATACTGACATAGTTTTTTATTATTTTGATGTGGATTATTATGAAAATGGACCGTCAACTAAATCGTTTAGAAATCAAGCGCCAATATTAGAAGTTATGGGTAAATATGGTGAGCATTTAGACACTATGTTTGATGACCATTGGGTCGAACCTATGAAAAAATGGGTTCAAGATAATTTTAAATTACCGGTTAAATCGGTATCAACGCATTATTAGTGATGAAAGTATTAGTTAAAGAATCTCAATTAAGAAGAATATTTGAAATTGTCACAAAAGATAAAGTAATTTGTGATGAGTGTGGTTGGTCATGGGATTTAGCCGATGGTGGTGACGACCCATACATTTGTCATAAATGTGGACACGATAACTCAGAAGAAAGTCATATTGGAAAAAGAGTTATGGTTTATTATAACCTTCACAAACATACTTTTTCAGTAACATATAAATCTAAAGTTATAATGCACGCTGATTATGTTAAATTAGGGGATGTTGAGTTTAGAGTTAGAAAAGGTGGAAAAGACAGAGTTCGTTCAGAAAAATCAAAGAATGTCCATGCGTTTGTTATTGGTGATTTAATGGATTTCTGTGAATATCCTTGTGATAATATTCCGGACCCGTCATCAGATATGATTATTACCTATAACCCATACAAGTATGATTCATTTGTTTACAAATCAAGTGGAGAACCAATTTATAGTGCCACTGAAGTAGATATGATAAATTCACAAAATAAATTATTTGTAGTTAAGAAATAAAATGCCATTACCAAAGAAAGTTATACCAACATTACCATTAGTCCCACAGAAGACATTGTCTGCTCGTAGGGAACAACTATTGGAATATATTAATAAAGACGGAACATATCTTCCTAAATCAGTACTACACGCCGATTTAGATAGAGGAATGTTAGATTTTGTTAAAACTGATTTAGAGGTTGTCACCGCAGGAAAAGTGGTTCCAATGGTGGATATTATCATTACAACACAAAACTGGACTCAATACGTTGAGACTGCGTTATTTGTGGATTTGGATTATAATCCTTCCCCGCCCTTTATTACAGTGGTTAGAAGTCCTGAAGTTAAATTCGGTACCAATCCTTCATTACAATACACAATCCCTGATAGAAAACAATTCTACTACGCATCAGTTCCAACTTGGAACGGAAACGAACAGGGAATGGATATCTACACAATACCTCAACCGGTTCCGGTAGACATCAATTATAGTGTAAAGATTATTTGTAATCGTATGAGAGAACTTAATCAGTTGAATAAAATAATAATGCAAAAATTCTCATCAAGACAGGCATATACTTTTATCAAAGGTCAATACGTTCCAATTATAATGAATAATGTTTCAGACGAATCACAAATGAGTTTGGATTCAAGAAAGTATTATGTTCAAAGTTATGACTTTACCATGTTAGGTTATCTAATTGATGAAGAAGAGTTTGAGGTTAAACCTGCAATTGCGAGGGTGACTCAACTTATGGAATTGACAGGTGCCGGAAATGTTGGTAAGAAAAATAAAACATTAGAAAATCCAAATGAATTTTTGGAGAATTATTTGTTTGTTGTTGGGAACGAAACTTTAAGTGATATTGTTGCCTACACCGCAAATCTTTCTTTTGGGACTTGGACTAATGTGGACTCTTTTGATGTTTACATTAACGGTGATTATTTTGGTACCGATGTTCAAAATATTCAGATAACAACTAACGATATTTTACGTATTGATGTTGTTAAAACTGATGACACTAAAGAGGCGTCGATACAGTTCGATAACCTATTAGTTTAATCCTCTCCGTAGATATCTTTCTTCTCTTTACAGGTTTCTACGATTAATTTTTCCAAAAACTTATAAATTTTTAATCCTCGCTTTTCACAGTACTTTTTCAGTATGTCGTGGATGGCGGGGTCAATTTTAATATTCTTGATTTCTTTTGTCTGTTTCATAGGTAGAAAAAAGGTAGAATTTATTCATACTCTTTACAAATACATATCTAAAAGTAAAGTTTTTTGATATTCTATTGAATATTTATCTATAAAATAAATCTGCAATAGAATAATTAGATAATGGCAACAGCACAAGCAAATCAAAAAGTTTTCGTTTCACCGGGGGTATACACTTCTGAAACTGACTTATCATTCGTAGCACAAAGTGTGGGTGTTACTACCCTAGGTTTAGTTGGTGAGACTTTAAGAGGTCCAGCTTTTGAACCGGTATTCATAACAAACTACGATGAGTTCCAATCCTTTTTCGGAGGAACAGAACCAACTAAATTTGTTAACACACAAATCCCTAAATATGAAGCGGCTTACATCGCTAAATCGTACTTACAACAATCGAATCAGTTGTTCGTGACAAGAATCTTAGGATTGTCAGGATATGATGCTGGTCCGTCTTGGAGTATTAGAGTTACTGCAAATGTAGACCCTACAACAGTAATCCAAAATCCAACCGGTGCAACTTCTTGGTCTGTATCTTTTACAGGTTCAACAAGTGCGGGTACTGTTAACTTTGTTAGCGGTTCGTTTCCAGCGGCGGTTCAAGCAAACTTTAACACACAATATAGATTATCAGATGGTAGTGCTTCTACATATAATAATGATATAACAAACACAATTTTAGATATTGTTGGAGACCCGTCATTATCTGCAACTACTGCAGTTGCTTACGGACCGATTCCGGAACCTGATTATTGGAATTTAATTACTCAATACGGTACAATTGTAAATGCGTATGGTGTTGATAGTCTTGATTTAGCGGACAATGATTTATCTGCATCTGACAATGATTCTTGGTTCTACGCAAACTTTAACAACTTTACAGGAAATGCTTACTCAGGTTATTCATTTGATTATGTGTTTGACTCAATCGTTACTGGTGTAACTGATAGTTTCTCAGGAACAATTTCGGGGGAATACTATAGTTTTATTGGTACTGCATATACTGAATACAATAACATGGTTGTTGCAACACTTCGTTCAAGAGGTATCTCATTATATGTTAATAGTTCAACTAGCGATAATCACGGACCTGTTTATGAAGTAAATGACGAAAATAATGTGTTATTATTAAACACTGACCAATATTCTAATATTGATAAAGACCCTTATGCATCATTTGGTTTATCAGGTGTAACTAAAGACGGAGATAACTTTACGTTTGAAACTAATTTATCTGCAGCGTCTTCAAAATTCATCACTAAAGTATTAGGTGTTGATAACTTTGGAAAATCAAGAAATGAAGTTCCTTTATTTGTTGAAGAAATTTATCCGGGTTCATTGGCTTACGCTTATAATCAAGGATATATTAGAGGTATTAATCCTGAATTGGTTGCGTTACCTGAAGCTAGAAGTGAAAACACTTCATCAATTGCGTACAATGTTAACCAATATCAATCACCGGTTACACCATTCTTAGTTTCTGAATTAAGAGGTAATAAAGTTTATAAATTATTTAAATTTGTTTCAATCTCTGATGGGGATGCTGCGAATTTAGAAGTTAAAGTATCAATTGCTAATTTATCATATAACAATATGACATTTGATGTATTGGTAAGAAATTTCTTTGACACGGATTCTAACCCAGTTGTTATTGAGAAATTCACTAACTGTAATATGGACCCATTCTCTAACAACTTCGTTGCTAAGAAAATAGGTTCAACTAATGGTGAGTACGCATTAATTTCGAAATATGTAATGATTGAGATGGCTGATGAGGCACCGATAGATGCACTTCCTTGTGGATTTGAAGGGTATACTCAAAGAGAGTACGCTAATGTTTTAAACCCATCTCCGGTTCCAAAATTCAAAACAAAATATTATTTCCCTGGCGAAACAATTGCAAACCCACCATTTGGGGCTGCAACAGGTGGTTCAAATTTAGTTGAATCTCCAGGAGATATTGTTAGAAGAACTTACTTAGGTTTCTCAACACAATATGGTATTGATGAGTCATTCTTAACTTATAAAGGTAGACAAAACCCACAATCTTGGGTTATTGCACCTCAACCAATTGAAGGAGCTGCTTGGAATTATGTTAGTAAAGGTTTCCACATGGACTCAGGAGCTACAGTTGTTACTATTACAAATAGTTCATTAACAAGTGGTCAAACAGCGTTTGAATGTGGTATTGCTGAATTTAGAAATGACCCTGAAACTCAAGAGAACCCATACTATTTCATTTATTCAAGAAAATATACTGTATGTTTTGCAGGTGGATTTGATGGATGGGATATCTATAGAGAGTTTAGAACAAATCAAGATAGATTCCAATTAGGTCAATCAGGATTCTTAGCAGGAGCATCGTCTTCTACGAGATATCCTAATGCTACGGGTCAAGGTTTATTTAAGAGAATCACAGTCGCTAACAATACTCAAGATTTTGCAAATACTGATTATTACGCTTACTTACTTGGTATTTTAACATTCTCAAATCCTGAGGCAACAAACATTAATGTGTTTGCAACTTCAAGTATTGATTATATTAATAACTCTAACTTATGTGAAGAGGCGATTGACATGATTCAGTTTCAAAGAGCTGACTCAGTTTATATTACAACAACACCTGATTATAATATGTATACACCGGACGCAACTAATCCACAAGACATTATTTATTCTCAAGAGGCTGTTGATAACTTAGACAACACAGGAATTGACTCTAACTATACTGCTACTTACTATCCTTGGATTTTAACAAGAGATACTGTTAATAATACACAAATTTATTTACCTGCAACAGGTGAGGTTTGTAGAAACTTAGCATTAACTGATAATATTGCATTCCCTTGGTTCGCATCTGCGGGTTACACTAGAGGTCTTGTAAATTCAATTAAAGCGAGAGTTAAATTAACTCAAGAAGACAGAGACACACTTTACCAAGGTAGAATTAACCCTATCGCAACTTTCTCTGATGTTGGTACGGTTATTTGGGGTAATAAAACATTACAAATTGCTGACACAGCACTTAACAGATTGAACGTAAGAAGATTATTACTTCAAGCTCGTAAATTAATTTCAGCGGTGGCAGTAAGATTATTGTTCGAACAAAACGACCAAGTTGTTAGACAACAATTCTTGGATAGTGTTAACCCTATCTTAGACTCAATTAGAAGAGACCGAGGTTTATACGATTTCCGTGTAACTGTATCATCTTCACCTGAGGATTTAGATAGAAATACTTTAACAGGTAAAATTTACTTGAAACCGACGAAAGCGTTAGAGTTTATAGACATTGAATTCTTTATCACTCCAACAGGAGCTTCGTTCGAGAATATTTAATAAAAACCATAAGTGGGGACACGTCCCCACTTTTTAGCCAATTATGAAAAGAAATACATTAAAAGAAGGAATTGACGATAAGGGTACACCTGATATGAAATATTATGCGTTTGATTGGGATGATAACATAGTTCATATGCCAACCAAAATTATGGTTAAAACTGAAAACGGTGATGAAATCGGTATGAGTACTGATGATTTTGCGGAATACAGACATCAATTAGATAAAGAACCTTTTGAGTATAATGGTGAGACTGTTGTTGGATATGGTGAAGAACCTTTTAAAAACTTTCAAACACCGGGAGATAAAAACTTTTTGATTGACTCAATGAGAGCAAAACTTGGACCAGCGTTTGACGACTTTAGAGAGGCGATTAACGGAGGTTCTATCTTTTCCATAATAACTGCTCGTGGACACAATCCTAATACCTTAAAACAAGCCGTTTATAATTACATTATCGAAGGGTTTAATGGTATTGATAAAGATGAGTTAATTAAAAATTTAAAAAAATATAGAAGTATTTCCGGAGATGATGAGATGAGTGACGATGAGTTAATCAAAACTTATTTAGATATGTCTAGATTCCATCCGGTTTCTTATAACGACCCTGAGGGGGCTGCAAATCCTGAGGAGGCAAAAGTTCGTGCGATGGATAAATTTGTGGACTATATTAAAGACATCTCTTCAAAAATAGATAAAAAGGCGTTCCTTAAAAAAGACGTAAGTAATAATTTTGTTCCGTCAAAACCAACAATTGGGTTTTCAGACGATGATGTTCGAAACGTGGAGGTTATGAAAAAACACTTCAAAGACAAAGAAGACAATATTGTAAAAACTTATTCAACAGCAGGAGGAATAAAAAAAGAATATTAACTAGTATTAAAGAACTAGTATTAAATAATTAAATAAAAAAACTAGTTAAATTAACTAGAATTAAATAAACTAGACTGGATTATAATGATAATAAATTAAATTCAGAAAGTCAATAAAAATATTTTCCATTTGGATATATTTATGATAATAAACAAAGAAAAACTAATTTAAAATAATATGGCTGATTTATTGATGAAAATGCCGATTCCTTACGAACCGAAAAGACAGAATCGATTCATACTAAGGTTTCCATCAAGCTTAGGGATTAACGAATGGTTTGTAGAAAGTACTGCGAGACCTAAAATTAAAATTGCTTCAACAGAGATTCAATTTTTAAATACCTCAACTTATGTTGCAGGTAGATTTAATTGGGATGAAATACCTGTTAAATTTAGAGACCCAATTGGACCGTCTGCGGCACAGGCTCTTATGGAGTGGGTTCGTTTACACGCTGAATCTGTTACAGGACGTATGGGATACGCCGCTGGTTATAAAAAAGACATAGACTTAGAAATGTTAGACCCAACAGGAGTTGTTGTTGAAAAATGGATTCTATACGGAACATTCTTAACTAGTGTTGATTTTGGTTCGTTAGGGTATAGTACTGATGGTCTTGCAGATATTAGTGTATCATTAAGAATGGACAGATGTGTGTTAGTTTACTAATAGTATTTATAAAAAATCAATATTAATTATATTTAACCGTAAAGACATAAACTTTACGGTTATTTTTTTATATGGAAAATCAAGAAATCGAATACGGACAACAAAATTTTACGTTACCACACGATGTAGTACCACTACCATCGGGAGGAATATTTTATAAAAACAAAAAGAAATCTATTAAGGTAGGATATCTAACAGCTAATGATGAAAACATTTTAATGGGGGGTGGAAATGATATGACCACAACACTATTGAGAAGTAAAATCTATGAACCGGACCTTAAGGTTGAGGATATGTTAGAAGGTGATGTTGAAGCCGTTTTAATATTTTTAAGAAACACTGGTTTTGGACCGGAAATTAATTTAAATTTAATCGACCCTTCAACAAAAAAACCATTTCAAACAACAGTTCCTTTAGATGAATTGAATGTTATTAATGGTCAAACACCAAATGAGGACGGAACATTTATTGCTCAATTACCTAAATCACAGGTAACAGTTAAATTAAGACCATTAACTTATGGGGAAGTTTTAGAAATAAGTAAGTTGGAAGAATCATATCCTAAAGGGAGAGTAGTTCCAAAAATTACTTGGAGATTACAAAAAGAGATTATAGAAGTAAATGGAACTACTGATAAAGCAGAAATAGCTAAATTTGTCGAACAAATGCCAATTTTGGATTCAAAATTCATAAGAAAATTTATGAATGATAATGAACCAAGATTAGATTTAAGTAGAGTTGTAATTACCCCATCAGGAGAAAAGATGACAGTTAATGTCGGATTTGGGGTTGACTTTTTTCGTCCTTTCTTCTGATTATAGAAAAGGACAGATAGATGAATTCTACTATTTGAACAAATTAATGAACATAACTTATCAAGATTTTCAAGCAATGCCACTATTTGTTAGGAAATATTTATTAGATAAGTGGATTGAAGATAACTCAAAGGACTGAAAACTCAGTCCTTTTGTATTTATAGTAATATATTATTTTAATTTATGGCAACAACACCTAATACTAATCCTAGTTCAACTCCAAGTACTACTCCAGATTTATCATTTGCACAGAAACTTGCAAAAGAGGCGACAGTTGATTGGCAAGTCTTAACAAAAGCTATTGAGAATAGTTACAGAACTTCTGTAGAGATTAATAAAACTTTTGGTCAAGGACAAGAACGATTATCCGAATTGATGGGTGCGGTATCTGATGCGGTGCCAAGAATTACTCGTTTAGGGGGTACTACTGCTGATGTTCAAAAAACAATGATTGAAATTGCCAATGCATCAAGACGTAATATTATTGCAAATACCGAAGATGTTGAAAAACTTTACGCAGCGGTGGAAGTTGTAGGTGGTTCAGCAGAAAGCTTAACTAATTCATTTTTAGATGTTGGTGTTGGTCTTGAACAAATGGGGAAACAATTAGAAGGGTCCGTTAATTATATTCGAAGTATTGGTGGTAACACCAAAGCGGTTATGAGTGATGTTGCTAAAAATATGGACCAAATGAATCGATACCAATTCCAAGGAGGAGTTGAAGGTATGGCAAAAATGGCGGCAAAGGCTTCAATGTTAAGAGTGGATATGAGTGCAACCTTAAATTTTGCGGATTCGTTATTTAGTCCTGATAAAGCAATTGAAGTTGCTTCTGCATTTCAAAGATTAGGTGTTGCTTCAGGGGATTTAGTGGACCCATTCCAATTAATGAATCAATCAATTAATGACCCTTCAGGGTTACAAGATAGTTTAGCTAAGGTTGCAAAACAATTTACCTACTTTGACGAAGAGACAAAAACGTTTAAAATTAATCCTCAAGGTGTTTTAACCTTGAGAGAGATGGAAGACCAAGCGGGAATTGCGAGAGGGACTTTAAGTAAAATGGGTCTTGCTGCCGCTGAGTTAGATGAAAGACTATCAGCAATTAATCAGGCAGGTCTTACAATTGGAAGTGAAGAGGACAAACAATATTTGGCAAATATTGCGACAATGCAAGATGGTAAGTACATGGTAAAATTAGAGGATGGTACCAAAAAAGAATTAGCGGAATTAACACAACCTGAATTTGATAAATTAATAGAACAACAAAAAACCGGACCTAAAACTCTTGAGGAGATTGCATTTGCACAATTAGATATTGATAAAGCCACTTTAGCGGCCGTTGGAGGTTTAAGAGAGGCATTTGTTCAAGGAATAACAAGTCCAAAACAAGTAACAAAAGGGATTGCGGGTGCTCAAAGAGCCGCTAAGACAGTTCTTGGTGAAACTTCAGACGCATTTAAAGCAAAAGATTTTAGAGATTTAAGTGAAGGGGTCTTAACAACATTAGGTAATGTTGCCAAAGATTTGAAAGAAGGTAATAAACCTCTTACAGATGTGTTTTCAAATGGGTTAAATGGTCTTGGAACAACTTTAGATGCATCTCAAAAAAGATTTACTGAGGTATTAAAAGAGGTTGGTGAAAATATTGCAGCAAAACTAACAAATCAAACAAGTGGAGAGGTTGCACTTAAAAATGTTACTAATAAAGTGGTTGAATCTTATGGAGGTAAAACATCTACTTCATCGGCACCAATAACATCTTCGGTTGGGAATAAAATGGAAATGTTACAGAATAATCAAAATACCGTAACAACTCAACAAACAACCAAAGGAACGGTTGATGTTGGTGGTAAAATAACTGTTGATATTCAAACACCAAGTGGTATGAGTACAGAACAAAGTAAACAATTTATTGATTCTGTATTTAATGACTCTAGGTTTAAGGACTATATTATTAGATTAACTACTCCGGATAACTTAAAAGAACCTGTTTCAAAAACTTACTAATAATCTATTTATAAAATAAAAATCATAGATGTCAAATAGTCCATTAGATTACATAAATTCGGATGGTTTCAGAAAGAAATTAATAACAAGAAATTTAGTACCTTACGCTAAATCTCCAAGCAGACCTTCTGTTCAAGTTCCGTATGAATATATTTCATCGGACTTATCTGTAATTGATAGTCCTGACCAACTTATTGATAACCCATCGTTAGCAAACCAATTATATCCTTTAAATAGATATGGTAATGAGGGAGGGTATCAACAAGTTCCTGACCCAAATGGTTTAACTAACACAATTTCAAATCAAGGTGAATACGGTCCGGGACAACAAGATGCACATATTGTTGACGAGGGTTATGATGCGGTAAGATTATGGAGACCATTAAATGCTTATGCAGATGGGTTAAATGTTTTTGACTCAGCAGAATCATTCTCAAGTTTAGAAACAGTTAGACCCGACCAAGATAGACAAAGTAATGGACAACCATATCCGGGACCAATTGTCCCATCATCATATTCTCCACTATCAATTTTATTATCAACAAACCCAACCGGTAGCAATGGTAATTTAAGTCAGGATTCATATATTGCTCGTTTAGGTGCTCAAACACTTAGAAATGAATTCCAAGAAAGAATTGCTGCTCGAATAAGATTAGAGACGATAGGACAAGCCAACATCTTAAATGTTAATAGTGGAACCGATTTATTAGGTATTATTTCAGGTCAAGTTCCTTTATTAGAACCAAATTGGCAAATTACAGTTCCTGCAAATCCATTAACTGCAGCTGCGGATTTTGCCTTAAGGTTAGGAGGAAGTATTTTACCTGTTTCTTTAATACCTGGTTCTTATTTTGACCCAACAATTAATCCGGGACAACCAACAACCATTCAACAAGTAACCAATGCGATTGCTGGTACAGGTGTTGGTAATTTCTTTAATCAGTTATTAGGTGGAACACAAACAGGTTCTCAAATATTTTACAACAACACAGGTGCAGGTCAAAGGTCTCGTTTATTTAAAAATATTGATTACAACAAATATAAACCAAATTTAGTTAGAGGTATAATTGATAGAGTTGCAGGTGCATTAACCGGAACTTTATCTGATAATAGTAATTACTATATTGGTTCTGTGTCTTCTGAACCATCTCGAGTGTTTTCTCCAGGTGGTGATTTACCTGTTGACCAATTTGGAAAAGAACAACAATCACCGGTATACGGACCTCAAGAGTTGGCTCAACTTTATGAAGGACCAAGTCAAGAAGTTAGGTTAGGAGCTAATGGTCCTACTTATTCAAATGGTGGGGGTATTGAAGGTGGTTTTACTTGGGTTTCTCCAAAATATAAAGATAATGCCGGAAAAAAAGTTGGTTTAGGTGGGGTTGTTACAGATGAGGATGAAGACTTTAAACCTTCATCATATAACACAACTGAATCAACAAACAGGACTTTTAAAGGAGGTTCTATTTTAGATGACACTCAGAGAATAATTAATAGTCAACCTCAAGGAGGTCGAAGATTACAACACGTAGGTAATGCGATAGACCAAGTTAGTAAAGTTTTTCACGATGGATATAAAGAAATAACTAAAGGTTCAAGAGTATATCGATATGTTGGTGCTATAGGTCAAGAGGTTGGAACAGAGTATTGTCGTATTTTCGCAAAAGATGTTCCATACTTACAATACAATGATTTACAAAAAGTAGATGGTATTACAACATCGGGTCGAAGATTTTCAGATTCAGTATTTGATAATACCTATAATTTAAACATTGCGCCAAACAAACAAGAAGGAGGACAAGATTCAACTAACCTTATTGGTGGTATGAATAATGGATATGCCAAAAAATATATGTTTTCATTGGAGAACTTAGCTTGGAGAACTTCAAGTACTCCGGGATTTTCAGTTGCGGATTTAGCGATATGTGAGAGAGGACCTAATGGTGGTAGAGTTATGTGGTTTGCGCCTTATGGATTAACTTTTACGGAACAAACTCAAGCGAATTGGCAACCAAGTGAATTCCTTGGTAGACCGGAACCTATCTACACTTATAAAAGTACATCTCGTTCAGGTAGTTTAACGTGGAAGATAGTTGTTGACCATCCATCTGCGTTAAATGTTGTTGTTAATAAAATATTAAGTAATGAAACTAATAAAGTTAGAGTTGATAGTATTTTAGAATCATTCTTTGCCGGTTGTAGAAAATATGATTTATATGAATTAGCAAAAAAATACTACACGGTTAATCCAAATGATTTGTATCTCTTACAAGAAGCAATTTCATCAAAAGAAACGACTAAAGAACAAACTGAGTATATTAAAAAAACTGTTCAGACTGGTGTTAATTCACCAACAGGTGCGGATGTTAACGTATCCCAAGAAGGTGGTGGAGGAAACACTAACGTTGATTTTAAAAAATACGAACAATTAGGGTTTTATTTTGGAAATGATTTTCCTAAAAAAAATGAGGCGATACCAAATTATACAACAGAGTTTACAAGATATACTAGTGCTACTAATAGGCAATATTACAATACTAGACCAAACGCTCAACAAACTAACGTGTTTTTTGATTCGGTAGTTATTCCAAACTATAATTTGGCGAAAGAATTTGTTAATGATTTAGCAAAACAATTAACACAATATAAAGATAGTGATGGTACTATAACAGTTACTATCGACGCTAGTTGTTCTGCACCTGCGACTCAATCATATAATGTTGAGTTGGCTAAAAGAAGAATTGCCTCTATTATCAAATTTTTTGAAGAAAGTGATGTGTTAAAACCATTTTTATCAAAACAAAAATTATTACTTAAAGCAACAACTGTATACGGTGAAAATGCTCAAGTTTTACAATTTGATGCAGTAACTAAAACTTATAAAATTGGTACAAATGTAAATTGTTCTGATAATGATAGTAATGCTGTTGGAGGGGATACTCAAGTTGGTGCTAATGATATTACGACAACAAACGCGATGGCTTGTAGACGGGGTTATGTTAAAACAATTTTACCAACAATCAAACAACCAACGACTACACCTCCGGCACAATACACGACAATTGTTGAGGAAAATAAAGTATTAAAAACAGTAACAGAAGAAGTTGTGTCACAAGAATATAAACCAAGGGATAATATTACTAAACGTGTTTTAAGAGCTTTATTATCTGAATGTGATTACTTTGAGACCATCAAAGCTGAGACACCTATGGTTTATGATAACCTTAGAGATAAGTTGAAATTCTTTCAACCGGCATTCCATTCAACAACACCTGAAGGATTAAACTCTCGTCTTACATTTTTACAACAATGTATGAGACCGGGAGATACAATTCCAACGATTAAAGACATTGCAGGTAAACAACAATTACAATACAATAATGCAACGAATACATCATTTGGTGCACCTCCGGTATTAGTATTACGTATTGGGGATTTTTATAATACAAAAATTATACCTGAATCATTAAGTCTTGCATATGAATCATTAGATATTAACCCTGAAGGTATTGGTATTCAACCAATGATTGCAAACGTAACTTTATCATTTAAATTTGTTGGTGGTAGTGGATTAAAAGAATCTATTGATAAATTACAAAATGCGTTAACATTTAATTATTATGCTAATACTGAAATTTGGGATGATAGAGCGGATGTTACAGCACAGGAAGATTTCTTAAAAGTTTTAGATAAAGAATTTTTAGCGATGGCATCTCCTCCTCAGGCACCGGCAATTAATCAAGCCGCGGTTGAGAATGGTCAAAACAATAATAGTACAATTGGTGTTACGTTAACAAATGTTATATCAGGAAATACTGAAACAGGAACTCTTAGTTATTCTGACTTTATGGTTAAGTTTGTCAATGAAACTCAAACATATTTCCAAACGGTTGTTAACAAAACAAAAGAAAGTGTTAATCAATATAATAATGCGGTTAGACAACAATGGATGTTAGAACGTTCTTACACACAAGGTAGTTTTGGAGTTAGTCCAACCAAATCAGTTTTATTTGGGAAACCAAGTAATGTTGAAAAAAGATTTGACACTATTTTTGGTGAGTTAGAATCAAACATTCAAAGTGGTGATGAAGGTTTTATTAAATTCATGTCATCAACTGTATGTAATTTTTCACCAAAAGTGATTCGTCAATTAAAAGAAAATTATAAGAATTTAGTTAAGAACAAAAGGGCTTCATTTCAAAACGCAATTACAAAAATAACTCAAGATATTACAACTGCAGAACAAACATATATTCAAACAATTGGAAGAGCTAATATAATGATTTTTAATGGTTCTACAAGTTATACAACTGGTACTGATGGATATCAAGCAAAATCAGGTCCGGTTAAAGTATATGTTACTAGTGGGACATCTGATGTTCATACAACATCTACAGGGGCATCTAATACGCTAATGGAACTTGATAACGACATTAGAAAAATATACGATGGTATTCAAGAATTTAATGCTCTTATTTGGAGCGAGACTGAATTTATTAATCCTTCAGATAAGTTAACGTATAAAGGTGTTTTAGTTTTTGAAACAGATACTAAAGGTAAATCTGTTGATAGTACAATAACGGTTGAAAATGTGTTTAAACCATTTAGTAAAAATACTCAATTTGAAGATAATATTTTTAGAAGAGTTTATATGGTAGTTTCTGACGATGTTGTTGATACTAAAAAATATGAAACATTTAAAACTGCGATGATTGGTAATATTATTAATAATAGTGGTTTATTAAGTGGTGGTTTTGATGATGTTGAATCTAAATTTGATAATTATTGGGTTACACAAACAAGACCATTATTTGTTAATGAAAATAATATTACAAAGGCGTTTGTTGATGATGTTGAAAAAAATAAATTGAAAAATTATTTAAAATATACACCATTTGATAAAAAAACAAGGGTGTTAACATATACAACAGAAACTAATGCTAGTGATAATTCTAAAAAATCACAAAAAACTATGATATCATCATTGGCGGATACAACAAATAGAAACACAGATAATAATAGATGGAACTCTGAAGACGGAGTTTCAGCAGGGGCATACATATCAAAAGTAAAACTTAATTAATGGCATTTCAATATTGGAATAGGTATAGTGAATTTCTAATTAACGGTGAACAAACCGTTGTACCTTACGTGCAGTTACCTCAAAAACCTACGGATAAGGCATTTATTTATAAAGTGGGCAGAAGTCGATTGGATAAAGTATCTCAGGATTATTATGACTCACCATATTTTGGGTGGTTAATACTTCAGGCTAATCCTCAATATGGGGGGTTAGAAAATACCATATATGATGGTGCGGTATTGATTATACCATTTCCATTACTACCTTCATTACAGGACTACAAGGGAGCAGTAGAAAATCATTTTTATTATTATGGCAGGTAACTTAAGAGCAGACAACAACGGAGATATATTAGTAGAGTTTGATTACAATAATATTATTGTTGTAGACCCTAACAAAACAATTGACTCTGCTGGTAAAATACAGGAAAGATTAATAGACCATGAGAGTTTAGTTATGTACGCGAATTTGGAGGCGGAAGTTCTTCCAAGAACTAAACTTGCGGTAGGTGGAAGTCCGGAGGATAGAATAAGAACAATCTCTGTTGCTAAGATGAATTTCTTAAAACCAACCAAAGATTCATTTTTGGGTGTGGGTTATTATGATGAGTTAACTGGTGAAAATACGACAAAATTCAAAGGTGATAATCAAATGATGGAAAAGGCAGTAGTCCCAAAAAACGGTGATACTCCTTATATTATTAGTTCTCCTGCAAATTTAAAAGATGTTTTTGATAATGGTTTATTAGGAATTACATCAATTAATGTTACTACTAATTCATCTTTTGTACCTTCAGTTAGTATGACGTTAGAAGATGTACAAGGAAAAGCGTTATTTCAATTGGGTAATAATTCACCATACGCAGCATTTTTTAATTTACCATATCCACCATTTTATTTGACGTTAAAAGGGTTTTATGGGCAAGCAATTAGATATCAGTTAAATTTAGAAACTTTTCACGCAACATTTAACACATTTAGTGGAAATTATCAAGTTAGTTTAAAGTTTAAAGGTTATAAGTTTAATGTCCTTAATGAAATCTCAATGGGACATTTATTGGCAGTTCCTCATATGTATGGACAAACTTTTAATGTTTCAACAACTCCGGGAGGTACTCAAGAATCTAATAAGGCTGCGGAATCTCAATCAAGTGCTCAAGGTGTTATTTCTAAAAATAATTCACAAAGTGGTGATGAAATCACAACTCAAATAGTTTCAGAAAGAGGTTATCAAAAAATTGCGGAGGTTTATAGTGAATATAAATCTAAAGGATTAATTGCACCTGATTTACCTGAATTAACGGTATTTCAATTAATGACTAAGTTAAGTACGTTTGAGAATAATATAATGAATTCGTTTCCTAAAGCCAAAGTTGAACCATTATCAAATATCCGAACTTATAAAGAAATTTTAAAACAATATTTTTCTTCGGTTAGAGGTGCAAATGTTTCTTGGTTTAATACTTATCTTGACCCAAAACCAATTATACTAAATAATACAAATGAGAGAGTTTACGTTTTCAAAAAATTAGAGACAAAAGCGAAAAATGACGCAATTGAATTATTAAAAACTTATGTTACTAAATTTAACAAAGCTTTATCTGAAAACGCAACGTTAGGTAGTAATGGAGAGTCTCCAATCCCAAACCCAATTAAATATGATAATTTTATTATTAGCCCACTTGCTGATGGTGCTATTAATTGGAAAGAGACGGTTAAGGTTCAAACAGGTAAACAGACTCCAACAGACGACGATATTAAATTACTAAAAGAACAAATATATCAAAATAGTATTCCGGTTGTTGAGTTAAAAGATGTTAATGGGACAAAAACACCGGAAGTTGTAAATACTAATTATTTTATATTTGAAGGTAATAATAGATTTGATAGTCAAATTTCATTACTTGAAACTAATGCAAATAAAAAATTATCAGAATATGAATCATTAATTTCTGCGGAATTATTGAGAAAAATTGAAGATACCTCAACGGGGTTAGGGTTTAAACCTACCGTTAGAAATATGATTGCTGTTGTAATGGCATCTGCCGAGGCATTTATTCGTTTATTAGATGATGTACATACAAATGCTTGGAATGTTAAATATGACCCTGTTAGAAAACAAGCAATTATGGACAATCCATCTTCTGCTCAAAGTTCTGAAACAAGACAAAATTTTGAAATATCTACAAGTGCTCAAGAATCAAATCAAGGACTAGCAAACGCTAAAGAACCGGTTTACCCATGGCCTTTATTCTTTGTTGAAACACCGGAAGATAAGAAGGGTAGATTCCAATTAAAATATATTGCAGACCCAACGGTTGTTGATTTAACTCAAGGGTATCTGTTTGACAAATGGCCTGAAGTTGAATTTGTTGAGGAGTATATGAAAGGTATTACTCAAAAATTCAGTGTACCAATCGCACCTCCACCATTAGATAATGAAAGAGATACAAATAGAATTAATATCAATGCAATTGAATTTCCGTCAGCCGGATTACCTTATGTTAATAAAGAAGAGGTAAAATTCTTTTATGAAATTTGGGAGAGACAATTTTTAACTTCACACTATTCAGGGTTAGTTAGAGCTAATTCTAATCAGATTGATGAGTTAATTAAATTAAATGTTGAAGCCGAGGTTAATAATATTGTAAAAGGACTTGGAATAAGTTCTCCATACTTAACATTAAAACTTAAAAATTATAATTTAAAGGCAAATTCATATCCTGAGTTTCTAAGTACAATTTCGAATAATGGTACTGGTAGGGCGTATCAAGATTACATTCGTGATTTCTTTGTTACACCATATATTAGGAATTTGGTGGATAATTCATATAGTATTTTATCTACATCTGACATTGGAAAAATACCTCAAGTAAGTACTAAATCGTTAGCACTTGAGAAATTATTAACAAACGCTTCAAATGAACCATTGGTTGTGGATACATTACCTTATACAGACCCTACGTGGTGTTTAACTAATTTAAGTTCAAGTAATAAATCGGTGGGTAATGAAGTGTACAATACAAAGAAAACTTTAAAAATATTTGAACCAAGAAAAATTATTTCAAATTTTAATGATGTTTATAATTTTACGACCAATAGACCGGTTACAAATTTTTCATTTTATCAAAATGAAAATCCGTCATTAGTTGCGGTACAATTTAATTTATTAAATCCTTATGGGTTTGTTGATTATTACAAGAGTCGAGAACCTAAAAATTTTATTGCAACTGAGGGGTATTGTGATTTTACAACACCAACAAATCAGTTACCATTTAAAACAACAACTTCTATGTTGAATACACCTTATTTTGTTAATTCAATAATAAATGGTGTTCAAAATAATAGAAGAAGTGACCCATATCCATATGTTCAATCGGCTTATCTTTTCTTAAATTCATTACCATTAGCGACTTTAAGAGAAAGATATAAAACTAATACGGGTACTTTTGTTGACGAATTAGATTACATTTCGTCTTGTTTGAAAAAATTTGGTGCGATTCATAAATTGCCTTATGCTTGGATATTAAAGTATGGTTCAATTTGGCATCGTTATAAAAAATACAAAGAATCTAACGTTGATATTTTAACAACTGCTTGGACTAACTTTGATTACACAACAAATTATAGTCCTATTTTGAGTTCAAATACTCAAAACTATCAGTTTAAATATAATAGTGACCCTGTTTCAATAACGTTACAAGAAGAGACATCGATTACTGCAAATATGAATATTGGATTTTATCCTAAAGTGATTAATGATTTTAATGTTTTTTATAATGGGTTTGAATTGTATGATGATTACACTAACGCTGAAATTCAAAAAAGTGTTGATGGAGGAATGAAGTTGTTCAACTTTAAACAATCTAATATAAATGCTAATCAAAACGGAAAAGAGTTAAACGTTAAGACATATTCGGTTTTACTTAGTAGTAGTAATTATTATCCTGAGGTTAATTGTAATCCTGTTAATAATACTAAGGGTACCGACTATTTTGTAGTTCCATCGTTTGGTAATACTTTAAATCAATCTGTAATTGCTTGTATTAGTAATTTAACAACTGATGATATTACAAAAGTTGATTTAACATCAAACCCTAGTGTTTATAATGGTTCGGTTAGAACTTTATGGTCCGCACCTAACTATGGATATTTTGATAGTAATCAAATTGCCTACCCCCAACCGGATTCTTACATTAATTTAATTAATAGTGGTGAAACACAATCTCCATTATACTTTTTGAATGGGGATAACTATACCAAAATTGAAGAAATATTTTCAGTTTTTGAGAAAAAAATATTAGATTCGTTTGAACAGGAGTTTTTAAATTTTAGTAAACCTATTACAAATAGTTCAACAGGTGCTGAAGTTTCACAATTTGAAACATCGGTAGTTCAAGTTAATGCTACATTTAGAAATTTCCAATCATTATTTAGAAATTTAATGACAATAGCTGCCCCGGGAAAAAATGTTTTGGACTCAGAATATTTTAATAACGCGATTGGTAGTCAATATAATGTTTTCCAAGCGGGTATTAAAGATTTCATGAATTATGATGTTTTATTTAGATATGGTAATCCGTCAAATTATAGAAGAAGAATTTTTGATTCATATCTTTCACATAATAATGTGCAAAAAGTTGTTGACCCAATTCAATTCCAACCATATGTTAAAAATACATTACCAACCAGAACTAGTACTTTAAGTCTTAGTCAGTCTCAATCGTTAAATCCAAATGCTTGGATTACCCTTGAAACTGAAGTTGGGTTTTCAACAATAAATAACGTTAGATATAGTAGCACGGGTTCATATATTACAGATTTCTTTATTGATAATAATATTTTATTCTCAGTTGATAATGTTGTGTTATTGGCACCAATTATTAAAATGTATGCTACTCAAAAATTAAAGAATCCAACTACTACCGTTGCTCAATTTCAGGCACAAATTAATCAGTATTTAACCAACGAAAGTGTGTTACAAGATAATTTTTTAAATCTTGTTTTAGATGGTGTTAGAAGGGATTTACCGGACCAACAACAATTACCTGAAAAAACAATTCAAACTGTAATTGATGGACAACAAAGTAAAGTTGAAAACTATGAAGTATTTAAAGCTCTAAATGATAAATGGATTGCTGGAGGGGATTATAAAACTAAAACACTGTTTGAAGATATTCTATTCTTAGATAGAGCGTCAAGAAATATTGGTGATACTATCTTATTGGATATTTTTGATATGAGAAGTATGTTTAGTCAAAAATCTTTAAACGAAACTATGAGTGTTTATACATTCATCAGTGGATTATTGATTAAAAATAATTTCACTGTGATGAATCTACCGGCATATATTAATTTTTATAATGTTCAGGATGTTGATGGTACAACAATACCAAATAAAGCCGAAGGGTCATTAGAGTTTGCTAATAGTTTATGGGGAACATTTTTAGATGTTGATTACAGAAAATCAAGTTCTAAAATGGTTTGTTTTTATGTTGGAAAACCATCTCAATATTTAGAATTACCAAAAGGTAATTTTAGGTTTAGAGATGACGGTTTTAATATGAGTCGTGCCTCTGAAAATCCTTTGATTGAAAATCAAGTTGGTAAAAAAGATTGGGGGGTTTCAAATAAATGTGTTGGATTTACAGTTGATATTGGGACAAGAAATCAAAATGTGTTTTACTCATTCTCTGTTTCTCAGGATAATGGTACTGCAACTTCAGAATCAATTGCAACACAGATAAATATATCTGAACAAGCATCAGGTAAAAATGTTTCAACACAAAATGCAAGTTTGTATAATCTTTATAAACAAAGAAGTTACAAATGTTCTGTTGTCTGTTTAGGGAATGCCTTATTACAACCAACAATGTATTTTAATTTAAGACACGTCCCAATGTTTAATGGACCGTATATGATACAACAAGTTGAACATAGTATCCAACCGGGACAGTTTCAAACATCATTTCAAGGAATTAGACAAGGAGTATACGATTTACCCGCAATTGATAGTTTTATTCAAAGTATTAATCAAAATTTATTAACAAAAATTGAATCACTTCTTAAAATTAAACAAGATAAAATTAATGTATTAAGTGCTTCAACCGAATCTAATAAAACAAATAATACAGTTCAATCTGCAAATAATACAAAAGGTGCTCCAAATGAATGTGAAAGTCAGGTACTTCCAATTTATTTATCTAAAAAATATCAGGCAACTAATGCAGTTCTTACCAAAATGACTGAAAAAGAATTTGCGGATGTTCTTAAACGAGTTATGCCAAATAACCCTGAGTTGGCAACAATTATTTATTGTATTGCTTATCTTAGAACTTTCCAAAAAGATAGTAATAGTAAATTAGGTGTGTTTAATGGTTGGAATAATAACTTTGCAACGGCTCCATTAAATGTTGATTACGGTCAGATTGATGATACGTTCCTTAGTACATATTCTTGTGTAAATCTTAATCCAAATCCTTCAACTAAAGGAACAACACCTGTTGCTAATTTTGCATCGATTGATACATTTGTGTCGTTTATGACTGCTAGATTACAGGAAAGAGTTCCACAAGTATTAGAGTTGGGTCTTGTTAAGTATTATGCTTGTTATTGGCCGGTTAAAAATGTTAGTGAATCTACTTATGATTCACATACTAAAGAATATACTGAAACTAAAGAAACATTTGATAAAGCGTTAACCTCGGCACTTAGTGTCGGTGTTGCAACTAAAGCGATTGTTGAGGATTTAAAAAATATAATTAATAAAGTTGAGAGTGAAGGTACTACAAATGGTGTTCCAAATACTGCAGCGGTTACCTCACAATTAGCATGTCCTCCACCAACTATTACATCATTCTCTCCTTTATCAGGTAATACTGGAACTATAGTTCAAGTTAATGGAGTTAGTTTTAATGGTGCCACCTCAGTTACAGTTAATGGAGTTAGTGTTCCTGCAACAGGATTCACGGTGTTTAATAATACAACATTAAGGTTTAACACACCAATAATTGGAACGGGTACTGTAGTTAATAAAGGTAAGATTGTTATTGTAACCCCTAATGGTACCGTAACAAGTACAAATGATTATACATTTGACCCATCAATCACTGCGTCATCTGCAGCATCACCGGGTGGTTATCAAAATCCACAAAATCAAACTGCAAACGCACCTCAAACTGAGACTGTAAATACTAATCCTCAGACTGTGGGTAATATTACTATGATTGGTACCGCGGTTCAGTTGAACGATAGTAAAACTCAATCATTAAATGTTAAGATAAATCCACAGGAAACTGGATGGGTATTATCACCTAATCCTGACATGAAATATGTAGTATATGAATTAGAGGAAGTTAACGGTAAAGTTACTCGAAAATATATTTCACAAAGTGTGATAGGTGTTGGAGGGCAAGTATCAAATAATCAGTTTAATATTAACTTAACTGAAGTTGAATCTTATTTTATAACTAATATCCCTAAAATTGAAGGTAAAACACAGATTGATATTGTGTTTGTTCTTAAAGCGTATAAAGGACAAGAACAACCCGTGGTACAACAATTTCCGTTCAGAGTTTGGTATACATTACCAAATCAATCTCAAGTTCCTGTTGACAATGTTCCAACTAGTCAAACATTACCAACATTCCCACCTCAACAAATTGCTTTCGTTAAAATAGGTGAGTCCACTGAGTTACAAGGAAGTGGTTGGAGTTATTATAATATTAAAAAACCGGATGGAGGATATATTACATATCAATTAACAACTCAAGAACCATTTGACGAACGAAAAGCTATTAATAATAGAGTTTTATACGCTGAAACATATGAAATTGCAAATTATGGTGGTAGTGGAAGTGTTGCGACTAATTATACTAATTTAATTAATATTAATAAATTGGGGAATTTTAGATTACAAGTACAATATAAACCGTATGGTAATACATCTCCGATTGGTGGTGAAGTTTTAGTTCAAACTATAGTAAGTGACGTTTTCACTTTATAACATAACGATATATTTATAATAAAAACAATTTTATGAACATAAAATCAGCATTAGACAACTATCTTGGGAAATCAACTAGAGTTTCTCAAACAGATAACGGTGACGGAACACAACAAGTTTGTGATTTAGACACAGGGGATTGTTATACAATCAGAGAAAGAGATGGTCTTATTGAAAGAGCCGGACACCAAACAACTATTAATAGAAAAGTTAGAGTTGAAACGGCAGGAGGAATTAAACAATTATTAAACGGATAATCGAAATGGCTTTAGACAAGAAATTAATACAAGAAATTGCAAGATATCATAATATCAACAAGTATATTATGGAACAAGAGGCGGAAGTTCCTGAAGACCCAACAGCGGGGTTAGAGGCGTTAACGCCACCACCACCTGCGGGAGGAGAAGTTCCACCGGCACCGGCACCTTCTGAGGCAGTACCACCACCAGCACCGGGAGACGGGGCACCACAACCAATTGATGTTGCTAATGACCCTGACGTTGAAAAAATTGACGATGAGGGACAATCAGAAGAAACAAGTACTGAAGGTGAAGAATCTGAAGAACTTGAAATAACTGACTTAGTTAATTCTCAAAAAAATATTGAAACAAAACAAGAAGAATATTTTGAAAACTTGTTTAACCAATTGTCTAACTTAGAAGCTAAATTGGGTGAGATGGATAATGTTATGAACAAATTAAACTCACTTGAAAATAAAATTGAGAAGTATCGTGAAAAAACTCCTCAAGAAAAATTAGAGTTGAGAAGTTACGATTCATATCCATTTAACCAAAAACTTTCACAATTCTTCGATGACAAACAAGAAGAGATGGAGAAAACAGGAAAAAATGATTATGTTTTAACTTCAGACGAAGTTGAAGATATTAATGTAAATGATATTAAAAATTCATTCCAACCTGGTTCTCAAGAAGATGAATACAAAACATCATTCAAACGATAATAAAAAATTCAAAGGTGTCTTAACGGACACCTTTTTTTATTTGACTTCATTAATTTTATCACCTATATTTAAAGGACAATTTAACAATTTAATTTTATAACACATGAGTTCATTAGACGCCGTATTGGCACAGTACGAAAATTCAAAACAATCAGGGGGCGGGGCCCAAGGGAAAATGTCGCAAGACGAAAGAATGAAAAAATATTTTGCACTTATCTTAAGTGATAAGGAGCAATCTGGACAAAGAAGAGTTAGAATCTTACCTACAAGCGATGGTTCATCACCATTTAAAGAGGCTTGGTATCATGAGATACAAGTAGGAGGACAATGGCAAAAATTTTATGACCCGGGAAAAAACGATAACGAACGTTCACCTTTAAATGAGGTTTATGAAGAGTTAATCTCAACCGGAAAAGAATCAGACAAACAATTGGCTGCTCAGTATCGTTCTCGTAAATTCTATATCGTAAAAGTTATAGATAGAGATAAGGAAGAAGACGGACCAAAATTTTGGAGATTCAAACACAACTACAAAAATGATGGTATCTTAGATAAAATCATTCCAATTTGGAGAAACAAAGGAGATATTACTGATGCTAATATCGGTAGAGATTTAATCATTGAATTAAATAAAACAAAGGCTCCAAATGGTAAAGAATATACTGCAGTATCTACAATTATGTACGAAGACCAAGGTCCGGTACATACTGACCCGGCTCAAGCAAACGCTTGGATTACTGACGAATTAACTTGGTTAGATGTTTATTCTAAAAAACCTGTTGAATATCTTGAGGCAATTGCTCGTGGAGAAACACCAAGATGGGATTCGGAAAAAGGTGGATACGCTTACGAAAGTGATTCAGTTAATACGGAATCATTTGGTGGTGGAAAATCTCAAAGTTCAGCACCGGTTGACCCTCAAGCAAACGACTTCCCGGACGAGGATTTACCTTTCTAAAATAAAACAATCAAACTTGGACATTTTGTCTAACTAAGTGTCCAAGTTTTATAATATTATCATATGACATTTAAAGAAGAAATTGATTTACAATTAAGGGACAATAAAATGTTGTCTTATGAAATTCTAAGTCAACTAAAAGATAAAACATACTTCTCAGGGAGAAGTAAAGAAATTGGTGATAGTGTTTTATTTGGAATGTTGGACGAAGGGGCTAATGAAGAAGGTGTAATCAGTAGTCGATTGATTACTTTTCATGAAGAAGAAATTGATGTACTATATGGTGAAGATTCTTCAAAATACAATAGAAATAAAACAAACAAATTACCACACATAAAAAAAATAGAAAATGGCGATTAAGAAAAACGATTTCAAATCAATTAAAGATAAATTCTCGGTATCGGCAAAATACAAACCACAAAGATTTTTTGACTTAGGTCCGGACTTCTTGGATGCGGTTGGATTACCCGGACCTGCGATTGGACATCTTAATATGTTCTTGGGTCACTCGGATACGGGTAAAACAACAGCACTTGTAAAAACTGCTGTTGATGCACAAAAAAAAGGTATTTTACCTGTCTTTATTATTACCGAACAAAAATGGTCGTTTGAACACGCTAAGTTAATGGGGTTTGATTGTCAGGAAGTTGTTGATGAAGAAACAGGTGAATTAGATTGGGATGGATTTTACATCTTTAATAATAACTTTAATTATATCGAACAAATTACTGATTACATTAATAATTTATTAGACGAACAAGAAAAAGGAAACTTAGATTATAGTTTATGTTTTATGTGGGATTCAGTAGGTTCTGTACCTTGTAAAATGACTTATGAAGGTAAAGGTGGTAAACAACACAATGCATCTGCATTAGCGGATAAGATTGGAATGGGTATTAACCAAAGAATTTCGGGTTCTCGTAAGTCTGATTCAAAATACGAAAACACTTTGATTATTGTTAATCAACCATGGGTTGAATTACCGGATAATCCTTTTGGACAACCGAAGATTAAAGCTAAAGGTGGAGAGGCGATTTGGTTAAACTCATCATTGGTTTATTTATTTGGTAACCAAAAAGGCGCTGGAACAACTAAGATTACTGCAACTAAAGATAAACGAACTATTAAGTTTGCTTCAAGAACAAAAGTTTCGGTAATGAAGAATCACATCAACGGATTAGGTTATGATGATGGAAAAATTATTGTA